TCCATTGAACGCCATTGCGATCAGTAGCAACAACTGCCAACTTAGCCTGGGCCATCAACTTCAATTCATTGCGAAGAGTAGCTGTAAGCTTTGGCAATTGGATTGTCAATTCTGTGGTGTAGAATGTAGTTCCAGTTTGTTCAGACGATGTAACTGTTTCGGTAAATTGTGCTGTGTTGATTGGCAATTCATACTTGAAGAATGTACCGGTAACGGTAGCAACTGCACCAGCTACAACGGGATCGTAAGTGATAGAAGAATCATTTGCAATGTGAACGTGTTTGATACCACCCACACTGTCTTTACACCCTAAAGTGTATCCTGCGGTTAATGCGCAACTCATATTTTTATTTCTTTATTGATTCAAAAAAAAAGGGTGGGCGATTTCACCCACCCCTTGGTTAATAGTTCAATCAGTTGATTAAGCCATTACGAACTTAACGATCTGGTCAGGGAACGCAACTTGGAAACCAGCTTTGAACTCACAAATGAAACGAACATCCATAGCTTCTTTAGCGTAGAAGATTTCGAATTTCTCTTGCTCATTCAACAAGTCGGTACCGAATACCAAGTTGGAAGTGCGCATAGCGTAGATAGAATAAGAAGTGTTACCACCGATTCCATCGTTCAATCCTGGGACAGCAACCAATTTGATGTTTGATCCTGGGATAATCATTTCACCTGACTGCATACCTTCGTAGTAAGAAAGGTTGAAGTAGTTAGAAGCAACGATGTCTTGACGGAACAAACGGAATACGTCCCATCCACAGAAAACAACCACATCGTCAGTTCCCAAGATGTCGGTTGGGATTGCTCTTTCGATAGCTTGCAATACAGTACGGCGTGAAGTAGTACCGGCAGCGTTAGCGATGAAATTTGCTTTAGAGATTGGTGTAGCACCGTTGCCAGTAAAGGCGTTAGTGTTCGCATCGATAACAGAAGCACCGGCTCCATCGATTACGTCTTTCCAACCATCGATGTTTGCACCATCACCAACCCAAGAAATTTGCTCCAAGTTTTGTGCAATCATGTTCACCTTCAAGTTAGCGTAAGCTTCTTCAAAAGGAATAGAATTGTACATTGAACCTGGGGTCAAGTGGTGTTGCAACCAAGTTTGTTCCAATGCTTGAGGACACAATGATTCGTGAACTTTCAAGTGCTTAACGTCAATGTTACGCTGGCTGAAAGTAGTAACTCCAGAATTGGAAGTGAACGAACAGCTAACTCCGTAAAGGAAAGGAGCGGTTGTTTCCATTCTGTTGATAGCGGAAGTACCTTTAAGTCCAACCATTTTGTTTGCCATTGCAATTGACTTCGCACCAAATACGGCTTTGGTCATCAATGGAAGTGTGTTTTGATTAACGTACGAGGTTAATCCAGTAAGTGTAAAACTCATCTTTTTTTTATTTTAAGGCTTGTAAAAATTTATTGATATTTTCGTTTTGCTTGCTCTTTGGGTACAAGTAAGTGAACGATGCGGGTTTAGAAACCTCGGCGGTTGGAAGGGTAGAAATCTCTTCAACAACTGCAGTCATTGCTTCAGTTGCTTTGGTCATGCCTTCAAACTTCTTCATCAATTCATCTAACTTTCCTTCCAAGGCCACGATGCGATCTTGCAATTCAGCTGTGATGTCAACGATTGGCATTTCTTCAGCCAACTCAACTTCAACCTCAACCTTTGGCTCTTCTTCCAATGGCATGATTTCAGCAATCAACCCGTCTTTAACAACGATCTTGGCCACACCAAGAATTTCGTGCTCACCATCAGGAGCGGGAGCCTCGGTACCATCTTCAGCAACTGCAACAACTGGAACACCAACGGCAATCTCACCGTCAATCTTAACCTTTACACCGGTAGCAGTTTCGTATTCTGCAAAGTTGTGCTCAACGACTGGCGTTTCTCCAACTTCTTCGGTAGGTTCAGTTGTCACATCGGAAGACATCAAGTAAGATTTGATCTTTAACAATTCTGCTTTTATGTCCATAAATTTGACTTTATCAATAGTATTACGATACGGGAAAAAGTGACAAAAAAAAGTTACAATAGAGAAATAATTTCATCGAGTAACGCAGTCAATTCCACATTCTTACCGAAGTTCATGGTGTGCGGTTGGTGCAAAAACTCACCTTCCACCGAAAACCCTTTGAAGGTTCCATCCTTTACGTCCTTCCAAACTTCATCGTTGTAAACTTTGTAAGAACCAAACCACGTTCCTTCCGGAAGGTCCTCAAATCCCTTGGGTGCAGAAATGCCACGGCTCGAATCCTTCAAGAAGGTTTCAAACATGAACACCCCATCCACCTGGTCTTTGTGCTCTTTGTTTACGTTGTTGCTGTTTTGATTGCGCATGAACTTTTCTGCAATCTTCTTCACCATTTCAGCATCGTAAGTCACGTAATATTCACCAAAGGAATTATCCCGTCTGTAAATCAGTTGATCGGGAATCATTAAAGGACCGGTGACAATTCTTTTCTCGTCATCGGCGGTAAACTTTTGCGACTTGAACGCATGAAAATTTCTTTCAATGGCGGGTGTATTCACCAAGGCCACGAACTCAACCCCGGTATCTTCATCTTCCGGATTGATTACTAATTTGTAAATTGGTAGTTCCATTATTTTCCTAATATTGCTGTTTGACTTAATTGGCGTGATCGTCTTTGTTTGTCTGATATTTCGCTTTCAACCACGTAAGTTCTCGCTGGTCCTTGGCGTAGGTTACCCTGGGCATCCAAGTTCAACATGGTGGAATTTATGCCAGGTGTGGTTGTTGATTCTGCAGACGGTTGGATTGAAACATTCGAACCAATATTGTTGCTTGGTGCAGAACCACCACCCTCGAATTTGGTGTCGGAAATCTTTTTGATTTGAGCAATACCGGTGGCAAGTACAATCGCAGCTTTTGCAAAGTTCATCCCGGTTAACTGGTCTTGAGGTACACCAAGTTGTTGTGATACACCCAATGCAGTTGCAGTAATTGCGGAAGCTATCTTGAACTTTTTGTCCCGCTCGAATGCTTTGCGTTGACCGTCCACATCTTTCTTGCTAAACGCTTCATTCAATGCGCCCAAAGCATTCAATCCATCCATGGTGATTTGTAGCCATTCCGTCAAGGTTGCTTTTCTCTTATTGAATACGTCTTGCTCTATTTGCTTTCTTGCTTCCGATGTTCTTATTTCCGCTTCTAATACTTTTTGATTGGTATCATTAAACTCTTTTAATTGATCCATCTTTTGCGTGTGAGCCTCTTCACTTTGCTCATTCAAATTACTTGTAAATTCTTTCGAAGTAAATGTCAATTCACGCATTTCTTCTAAATCCTTTTGTCTTTCTTTTGTAATTCTTTCCGCATCTTTCTTTTCTCTTTCCGATTTCTCTTCTGCTCTTTTTTTAACGCCATTGTTGTAATTGATTTCCAATATTTCACGCTCCTTCAATGTATCTCTTCCGGCTTGTACTAATTCCAAAAGTCTTTTGCGCTCTTCATCGGTAGCATTCCCGGATTCAATTTTTCTTTTGATAGCATCTTGTTCAGCGTAAATATTCTTTAAACGAAAATCAGCTAATTCCTTTTCCAGTTTAAATACTTCTTTTTCATTATTCAATTTTGCTTTTGCAATATCGATGTTGCGTTGCATCTGCTTTTCAATGGATTCATTTGCCTTGGATAACCTAACGATTGCATCCATGCTTTGCTGTGCGTTCTCTTTGGTTTTTGCCGTACTGGCATCGTCAATCAATCCGAAAGAAATGGTGCTTAGAAAATCCCGAACCTTAGCAATGATTCCATCGAATGGCGCAATCAAATTCATTACTACCTTCTTAACATCGTCAAAGTTGGCAATCAACAAACCTAAACCAACTACCAACGCACCGATCCCGGTAGAAGCTAACGCCAAACGAAACAACTTCATTGCCCCGGTACTCGCACCAACAACCGTAGTGTATGCAGCTTGGGCAGTCATGGAAATTGCCAAACGTAACGCACTTTCTTTCTGTAATACGTTCGTGATAGCGGTTACCCCTTGAAGCAACGCCATTGCACCCTGGGTTTTCTTGATGGCCTCTTCAACTTGTTTATTCTCTGAACCAAACAAAGCAAGTGCACCTTGCGCAGCTGCGAATCCACCGGCAATTCCTTGCGCACCTTGGGCGAACGCATCAAGCTTAAACGTATCGGAAGACAAAGCAGTGATCGCCGCTTTAGTGTCACCGATTTGATCCTTTACTTGACCAGCTCTTTGTTGTAATTCCTTGAACGCTTTGCTTCCAGTGTCACCACTTTCGGCCATTTGATTGAGTTGTTGCTCAATGCTTCGCAGTTCTTGCTTCAAGCTTTTAAACTGCCCCTGGGCTTGTTCAGTTTCCGACTTAACTCGTAAAACTATATCTCTTTCTATGTCTGCCATTAGTCTGTAATGATTTGAGGTTTAGGTTCATCGTTGATAAATGCGCCCGTTCCATTGGTTAATTCAAAAGTTGTAGGCACGAATACGGGTAGGTTCAACACTTTCAATAGTTCAACCTTGGTGCTTTCATCGTTATTAGGTTTGTAATCGGTCACACTCAACAAATAAAACAACACCCCGTTGATGTAAATCAGTTTCCGAAAATCCAAATTGTTCATATCTACCGGAGTCAATTGCAAGTAAGCAATGATCTTCTTTGCGTCCTTGTTGGTGTAGGTATCTACAAAGTTCTTCCAGTACGTGTTGAATAGATTGCCATCCGTGTATCGGTAGATCGTGTTGGTTTCCGTGTTGTTGGAATAGTACAATTCACGGGGTACACCAAATAGAATATCCAAGGTAGGATTGTATGGATTGTCCAAGGTCCCGGCGTATGGGTATTTGTCGAATGGATTGGTTTCAAAAACGAAAAAGCCCGCGTCTTTTGGGTAGCTTGCATACCGTCCGAATAGAATCCGGAACCCTGGCGCAACGGGCTTAATGTTTCCGTTTTGGTCTTGGTCAAAGAATCGAGGTGCAATCCTCGAAGAAGAAGTATATCCCGCCATGATTCCACACCCCGCCACAATTTCTTTACTTACATCGCCGGTATTGAACTCGTTTTCTACATTGTAGATTCGGGTGCCATATCCTTGCGTGTAACTTTGTTGGTATCGTTTCTCAAAGAACGACCCACCATTTTTGTAAGAAAATTTGAACGTCTTTGGGTTATAGAATCCCGAAGGTAACACTTCAAATCCTTTATTCAAATCCCATAAATCCGTCCAATCCACAACGCCCTGGTCAAAGAACTCCGACCATGGCTCAATGTATAGTTTTTTCTGATTGTACTTATCCGGATAAACGTAAAGATTGAACATTGAAATAACGGAAGAAAGCAATTCAGATTGCTTCACCTTTGGTACAACCGTTTCATTCATGTCCCAAAGATCACCTGGCTCCATTTTGGGAGTGCCGGCAATTTGGTTAAGCCAATACGTGTTTGAGCTGTCAATTAAAATTGTATATCCAATAGCACCGCCTTGGTATCTAATTTCATATTCATCACCGACAGTCGCAGTATCTTGAATAAAAAAGTCTTGTGTAATGGTGGTATTTGCCGGCGTGTTAATGTCCCACAAAACAACCATGTTAGGCGTAACAACAGTGCCATTTTTGTACAAGTTAGATGTCAAAGCTACGCTATTAAAAGGTCCAGTTGCTTGAACCAAAGTAGCAGTTACACGTAATTGGAAATTGTACGTGCGATCAGCCGGAGCAATAAACTTCCTTGTGCTTAGATTGTAGCTTCCACTATTAAAATAAGGGGAAGGGGTTGCAGTCCCAAACTGAAATTGAGTTACTGGAATGAGGTTATTACGAGTTAAATCGGCATTTAATCTAACCCAATATAAGTTTCCGAGTGCTTGTTCATTCGTAATATACGGCACACCACTAACGCCATACGGTACTATCAATTGCTTGAATACAGAACCATTGGCACCATTCAAAAAGTTGCTTTCATACGTGAATCCCGCAGCTTCAAAAATACGGTCCACATACTCCTTTAAATAGATGGCCGGATAGAAGTCCTCAACCGTGTAAAGGAATGAAGCTGGTGCAGTGTTTTGGCGTTCAAAGTTTTGACCGTAGTCAATGAACGGATAATAGTAACCGGTGCCGTCAGCTGTTTCTGAAAAGTTCCAACTGTCTTCGATGTTGGTTGAATCCCACACGTGGTTCAAATCCGAGAAGTCAAGATCGGTTAACTCCGCATCTCCAATCGTTTTGAATAGATTTGCGGTTTCACCATACAATCCTATTTCGTACGTGCGCCCACTTTCGTTCTGCTTAATCGCCAAAAGTTGAGCAACGCCTTCGAAGACCTGGTTACCGGATTGAAGAATAAGGCAATCAGCTTTAATACTTGGATCAAAATCAACCACCCAAGTATTAAAAAGATAGATTGAACCAAAGATATTATCGTTTGAAGTAGTGCTCGGAATTTGGATGGTTCTTGAAAAGTTACTCTGTCGGTTGGTCGGGTTTTCAATATCTTGTACGCTATAAGTAATGTTAATATCAACATCGTCAAATAAATCCAACCGCTGGCCATTGATGTAAAGTTCTGTTATCATAGAGGCGTAGTTTCATCAAAGGTATATTTGAAGTTCACCGACAAAGTTTTCAATGAATCAAAATCCCTTTTCCATACATTGTAGTTCGTGTCGGTAATCAATATGGGTACCAATGCGGTTGCAGGACTTCCACCACTCAAATAATTGTAACGAATCCAAACCCGTGGCGATCTAACCATTTCGGAAAGCCACTCAAATTCAGAATCGGTCAACCAATCGGAAAGAACATTGAAGGTCTTTTGATAGTCAACTGAAGCAATGTACTTGGAATAGTCTTGGATGGTATAGTCATAGGTGCTTGCGTTCTCCCTTAGCAATGGACGGCTCGCTTCTACACGTGTGATGGATTGCACCTCACGCCGAGGTTTGGTGAATACGTAGCTATCAACTCCACCCAGTTGGTTTTGAAAGTGAATCTCGGTGAAGTCGTACCTATTGCAAGGAACATCAAGGTAAACAAAGTATTCATCTGAAAAATAATTTGCTCCGGTGGTGTCCTTGGATAAACGGATTGAATAGTAATCTCCCGCTTCAGCTGAAGGGAAATTGTATTCTCCATCTTGAGAATCAGAAGTGTAACCACCTGATATATTAAACACCTCCCAAGGCATAAATGGAACCGCAATAACGCTGTTATCATTTGGATCACTGGAAGCATGGAATGGTCTGTTTAGTGTTTCCAAATAATAGTCACGGATAACTGAACCATCTCCGTTGTAATATATTATATTTATATAGTCGATGTTGGCCGTTGCAATTCTGTTGCATGGGACATAAAGGTATCCTGATTGATAGTAGGACCCCGCCATTGCAACTGCTTTCGTTGATTGTGGGCGATTGGTTAAAAGCTTCACCGGATCCAATGGCACCGATCCCAAGCAAACATATTCGTTGTAATCGTACTCGGGAAAATCCAACGTGTCAATAGCACCGCAATAAACCGTACCCGTGAAGTCGTAAGTGGTTGCACTCGCACCGGTGTATTGCTCGGAGAACTTAATCGTGTAAGTGGTCCACATATCCGGACACTCAAACCCTCGGCCATCTCCAATATCGGTATTCATGCCAATAAAGAATCGCAATGACTCACGAACATTGAAATATCCTTTGTTGGTTGAAGGGTTGGGAAACGCCTTCATTTTCGTAATCAGCGTGGCACCTCGGTAAACATCGCAAACAAACATGAAGTTGGGTTGCGCCACGTTCGTTGAAGTCACGACAAAAGTCATGGGGTTTCCTATCGTGGTAAATAATTGAGGATTTTGATTTATTGTAATTGCCATTATCTTGGTAGGGTTACTTCAATACTTGTTTGCGAAATGTAATCGGCCACTTGAATTGCAAGCTTTGTGATTTCTGCATCCGTCACGAATGGAGAAACAAACGGATTCTTTTTAATTCCGTACTTGTAAACAGCGTGTTGAATTTCACGTGCCTTATCGTCTATGCTTTGTCCTTCTCTCGGACTGATACCTTTTGCCGACATCCAATTTTTGAAGGCATCACGGGGCGGGAATTTGTCTTTAAATTGAAACGGCGAATCGGGTGCCTTGCGTGAACCGAACCGACCCTTCACACCGTACTCAACAAACTTCCAATATCCCGGTGCTTCAATCTCGATGGCGTAGTCTTTGCCATACCTTTTCACCGGCAATGGGACAATGCCTTGGGCTAACCCGTATGTGGCATTGCTCCCGTTCGAAGTTAGGTTTTTACGGAAGGCATCAATGGCTCGGTTTGCCCAGTCCGTCAATACCTTCTCAACGCCCTCAAATTCAGTACTGATTTGCTCGGGGTCTAGTCCAATATTGTCGAGTTGGATAAACTTATTCGCCATAACAATAGAATTACAAAATCGAAAATGTTACCTTCTTTTCGCTTCATTCATTTGCCGGCTCACTTCGTACCTTTCGTGGGCGTTCTTTTCGTAGATGTACGTAGCATAGTTGAAGAACTCCAAAATTGGAAGGTCAAACACCTGGTTCCACTTCAATACGTCACCACCCGCAACACTATCAACAACAACTATCCATTTGTACTTGGAAGCAAATCCTGTTCCTGTATCAAATCTTGCATCCTCTTCTTCTGCTCCGGGTTTAAATAGTTTGGTAAATCTTCGAGTAACAGCATCCAACTGCCCAAAAAAAAAGCGGACAAACCGAGTGCTTCAACCGCCAACATAGATTCCTTCACCGCCTTGGATCGTTCCAGGTGCTTATCCCCATCGTATTTCTTTGGGGTGAAAAATGGAGTGATTTCTCGCATCAATGAAGCAATAATCAAATGAAGATTGTGGTTAATCTTATCCGAGTCGCTGGTCCACTCACTAATCTCCACGAATTGCGCTGTGCTTATATCCTCGAAAAATCGGTTCAACCAATAACGCTTTCCCTTCACCTTAACAAAGTTCTTGAATGGCTTGAATGGCTCTTCATTCAGCTGCTTCACAATCTCTTCGTATCTCTTCCGTAAATCCGGTAAAGAGTACTGGTCAACCTTGGAGTAACCGCCGTCAATGATCGCCGTTACCGACCGCATCAAATCCCATCCCTCCAATTCTTGCACTTCTTGCAACATTTGCCACT